CAATCTATTGTATTCTTAAATGTATATTAGAGCCTGGGACTAAAATACTTATTGCGTCTATTAACTTTCGTACTAGTCGCCGTGTTTTTAATGAAATTGAAAAATTTTTAATGTCTCCAGGCGCGGCTTTAGCGAGACAATGTTTTGGTTTAAAAAGTAAACGAAATGACCAATACGAATGGCAAATTAATGGTGGTAGTATTACAGCTATTCCATTAACTGGAGAAAAGATTCGTGGTATCCGCGCTAATGTACTTATTTTGGACGAGTTTTTACTTTTACCTCCAGATATTATTGACAATGTTCTTATTCCATTCTTAAGCTCCCCAAGAGACGTAGGCGAACGTATTCGTATTAGAAAATTAGAAGAAGAATTAATAAAAAAGGGTTTATTACATCCAGATAATCGGCATATTTTTGAGAACACATCTCAAATGTTATGTTTAAGTTCAGCAAGCTATACTTTTGAACATTTATTTCGTGTTTATCAGCAATGGTCACATTTAGTAGAACACCCAGACGAGCAAGAGTCTAAAGAAGGCGAGCTTCCTGGAACATATTTTATTTCTCAATTAAGTTATGAAGCCTTACCGCAACATATGGTCGATCAAGGCGCTATCCAAGTTGCTAAAAGTGGTGGGAGTTCACACCATTCGTTTTTACGTGAATATTGCGCCCGTTTTATTGATGGTGGGGATAGTTATTTTTCACCTAAAAAAATGCATGAATGTACGATTTCAGATGGAGAATATCCAACTACTAAGGTAATTGGTGATAGTGATAAAAAATATATTTTAGCAATTGACCCGAACTTTTCGTCTTCTAAAGTTGCTGACTATTTTGCCATGAGTGTGATTGAGTTGGATGAAGAAAAAAAACAAGGCGTGTTAGTTCATGGATACCAAGCTGCGGGGTCATCATTACAAGATCATATAAAATATTTTTATTATTTATATAAAAATTTTAATATTGCCTTGATTATTATTGACCATGCGGGTGCGGATACTTTTATAGATGCAGTAAATAATTCTCAGTTTTTTAAAGACATGAATCGTAAAGTTGGCTTTGTAGATTTTGATTCTGATAAAGAAAATGAAGATTATACAAAAATGTTAAAAGATTGCGCTCGTCAATATAATAAAGATTTTGGCAATATATGTATTAAACAATATTTTACAAGCTTCTTTTTGGGTCGCGCGAATTCTTATTTACAAACTTGTATTGATCATAAAAAAATATGGTTTGCCTCGCGCGCGAGCAACCATCCTGATATTTTAGAAAATATTTTTACAATGAATCTTCCGATGGAGTATATATATCCTAGAGGTATTGGAGAAAAAGCGGATAACGAATATGAAACAAAAAAATTGACAGTCCGCGAATTTATAGAAGAGCAGGACTTCATTGTTCAAGATACGAAAGATCAATGTGCTAATGTTGAAGTAACCACAACATCTAGGGGTACCCAAAGTTTTGATTTGCCATCACATTTAAGAAAATCTACAAGTATAAATAGAGCTAGAAAAGATAACTATACTACTCTTATGTTAGGAAACTGGGGGGTTAAAGCTTATTTTGATATAATGGCTCCAGAAAATTTTGCAAAGAAAAATACAGAGTTTGTCGCAGAATTAATCTAATAAAATATAAGATTTTAGTGTAATAACCTGTTATAATAAATTATGGCACGAAATAATAATAAAAATATTAAATTTCCAGAACCACAGGTAATAGAAGGATCTATAAAGTCAAAAGACACTATAGAGTTAAAAGCAAGTCGTGGAGAGGTTAATACTTCTGTAAGAAGAAATCGAGCGTCTACTATTTCAAGAACAGATAAATATAAAAATATTGAGGGTGGAGTTATTCCTTTTATTTATGGTGGTGGGTACGGAAAGTATACTTCTAATATTAGTGTTAAAGATACTATTATTTTATGTCAAAAAGCCTATTATAACTTTTCAATATTTAGGAATACTATTGATTTAATGACTGAATTTAGTTGCTCTCCAGTTTATTTTACCGGTGGAAGCGAGCAGTCAAGGAAATTCTTTCAAGCATGGGGTGATAGAATTAATTTATGGCGTTTACAAGATATGTTTTTCCGTGAGTTTTTCCGTAGCGGAAATGTTTTTCTTTATAAATTAAATGCTGAATTTACAAAACAAGATATGCGTGTTTTATCGGACTTAATCACAACAGAAGCAAGGACTGGGGAAATTCCAGTTAGGTATATCATGTTAAACCCTGCTGATATTCAAGCTATCGGATCAGCTTCATTTATTACTCCTCAATATGTTAAAGTTTTAAATGATTTTGAAATGAAGGTTTTAGTAAACCCAGATAATGAACAAGATCGACAATTGGCTCAGCGTGTAAAAAATTTAAAAGATATAAAAAATACAAGCAATATAACACCAACAAATCAATACATGGTTTTTGAACTAGAGTCAGATAAATTTATACCAGTTTTTTATAAAAAACAAGATTATGAACCATTCAGTGTCCCAATGGGCTTCCCAGTTCTCGAAGATATTAACTGGAAGCAGGAACTTAAAAATATGGATATGGCAATCAGCCGTACTATACAGCAAGCAGTCCTATTGGTTACAATGGGAAATGATGAAGTTGGTATGCCGACCAAAGAACAAATCGGAACATTAAGAAAAATTTTTGAAAACGAAAGTGTTGGTAGAATTTTAGTTAGTGATTATACGACAGATATTAAATTTATTATTCCTGAAATTAGTAATATTTTAGATCCTAAAAAATATGAAGTTGTAGATCGTGATATTCGTTACGGTCTTAATAATGTTCTTTTTGGTGAAGAAAAATATGCTAATACTAATACTAAAATTGAAGTATTTCTTTCTCGTTTAAAACATGCACGTGAGACATTCATGAATGATTTTTTACTTCCAGAAATGAAAAAAATCGGTAAAAATCTTGGATTTAAAAATTTACCAACAGCACGTTTTAAAGATGCGGATTTTAAAAATGATACAAACTTAACTCGTATTTATTCCAGATTAATTGAATTAGGAGTATTAACTCCAGAAGAGGGAATCACAGCTATTGATACTGGGCGCTTACCTCTTCCGGAAGAAAGTATTAAATCGCAAGAACAATTTAAAACTCTTCAAGAAGATGGCTTATATCAACCTCTTTTAAATAAACCTCAACAACAACCTGTTGGGCGCCCATCTGGTACAGACGCTCCTCAAGCAAATAAAGCTCCGAGATCAACGCCTACAGTTCAAGCTTCTGAAGATAAATCTAAAATTAATGCAGATTTAGTTGCTAAAAATTTAGCCAAATTTGATAATTTAATAGAATCAATTGAAAATTCTTTAAAAGAAAAATTTGATCGTAAAAGACTAACTAAAGAACAAAAAGAAATTATTCAAACTGTTGCAGAGACAATCGCAACAAATGAAAACCCTAAAGATTGGATAAATAAGATTACCGATTATATTAATAAACCAGTCCAATATAATGTCAATATGCAAGAAATAAATAAAATTGCTGAAGAGTTTGGTTTAGATTACAAAACAGCTATTTTACTTTATCACAGTAAAATATAAATTATTAATATAATTAATTATTTAGTGTAAAGTATCCTATGGTTCCTGGAAATTATAATTTACCAACTGGTTATAGAGGCGATACTTATGGCCCAATATCTTTTTATTTTTTAAATAATAGCGGTAGCGGTATAAGTTTTCATAATTATACTGGAGCGTTACAAGTTAAAAAATTTGAAAGTTCTAATACGGTAATTGGTTGGTACACAACAGATAGCTCAATGACAATTAGTGGCAATAAAGTAACTTTATTGCCCAAAAATGGTGATTGTATGAAAATTTTTCCTGGTATTTATAATTTTGATTTGCAACTCAGTTCCGGAAATAAAACAAGAACATATGTCAAAGGAAAGTTTCCTATAGAAGGAGATATAACAGATTTATAAAAATATGTCTGATGAAATTTATATTAATGTAAACGAAGACTCGAATGATATTCTTGTTCAAGTCGCAGAATTTGATCAAGTTCTTTCGGTTAATGGTGAAACTGGTAATGTTATTGTTGATAAAAATACTATTGGTTTAAGCAATGTTGAAAATGTTAGTATTGTTGCTACTAGCGGACATTTGCAAAATCAAATTCCAAAAGAAAATAGTATACAAGAATCGCAATTCGGATTAAAAAATTATTATTTAACTGGTTCGAATGATAATTATATTTTATATCTCAATTGTTATGGCGGGACTGGTAATATTTATTTAGAACAACAGACTAAAACAGCAATCGGGTCAAAATATGTTTTTCAGTTTATAGGGTTAGCGCGCACGACTTTGAATATATACGCGAGCGGACTCTCAGCACCAACACCCCCATTAACGATTGTTCCGAAAATTTTATATTCAACCGTACAAGAAGGATCTAAAAATCGCCAACTAGAATTTACTTTATTAAATAATACTATTTCATTTCAACCTGTTGACGAGTATTTGTTTACAGAAAGAACACCATCTACTAGTTTACCATTAGATGATAGATACGTTTGGACACAAACTGGAACTCAATCTATTATTGGTTTAAAAATGTTTAGTGAGCGCCCACTTGTTAATGGGACTGGATTCGTTTTAAGTAATGAGCTTGACTTAGTTTCAAGTAGCGCCGTTTATAAAACTGGCGATCAAACAATCAGTGGCGTTAAAACTTTCGTAAATACAACTCATGTTGACAGCGTTGATTTTATAAGAAATTTTAGAGCGACGGGAACACCTTATAATTTTACTAGTAATCAGTTCTTTAACTTTGGGCCAACTGGTTTCTTATTTACAGGATGGAATTTAGCGCCAATCAATCCTTCTGATGATAGTCGAAGTATAAAATTAAGTAATGGTAGTTATACTGTAGTTACCATTAATCAACCTGCTGGCGGCGGCAGCAATGTAACCTGGGAAGCTATTCCAAATAAAAATGATTTATCTAATAGAATATCTTTTAATTTATATTCTGGTAATACACCTTTTAAAGCGGCTTTTGTTAATGTTGGTCCAGAAACCATTTCTGTTTCTGGGTTCTTACCTAGAGAATATGATAGATTTATTATAAGATATGTAGGGGGTGGCGGCTTATTACCATCTGTTAATGTTTCTGGAAATTTTGGCGTTAACAATGAAATAAGATTAGAAGCTCGTGATAATAGATTATTTTTAGGAAGTTCTGGCGTACTATTTCAAAATGAAACTTCCGCACTTTCAACTGCTAATTATATTACTGTTCCAGTAACTGATAATCCTATGACTAATGGAACAAATTTATTAGCAGCTTATGCTAAAGCAAAAACAACATTACCTAATGGTAGCGCACTTTCTGCGACAAATAGGTTAGCAATTATTTTACCACCGGCGATTTATGATCTTGGGACGCAAAGTTTAACTCTCGATACTCAATATATTGATATTATTGGTTCCACTCCAGATAGAAGCAAACATCATATCAAAAGCGATATTGGGATAACAAATAGGGGCACTATCCAACAAACTGCAAACAATGTTAAGTTATATAATTTAACAATAGAAAATGTAGATAATACTTATATTAAAAACTATGCCGCATCAGATCCGGCCGCATATTTTCCCAGTTCTAATTTAAATAATACATATTTAGAGAATATAAATTTAATTGGAAGCGTTAATATTTGGTCGATGCGTTTATCCATAGAGTATTCGGGAACTTTTAAAAATTGCACTAGTGGGGATTTTGCTTTCGGGGCCACTGGGTCCGCAAGCGGAACTTTCGAAGATTGCACTGGTGGAGATTACGCATTCGGTGGCGATGGTGGAACCGCAAGCGGAATTTTCAAAAATTGTACTGGTGGAGATTACGCATTCGGTGGCGATGGTGGAACCGCAAACGGAATTTTCAAAAATTGCATTGGTACATATGCCGCATTTGGCGGGGATCTTGGAACCGCAAGCGGAACTTTCAAAGATTGTACTGGTGGAAATTATGCATTTGGTTATACTGCAAGTGGAACTTTCGAAAATTGTACTGGTGGATATAGCGCATTTGGTGGCTATGGAACCGCAAGTGGAACTTTCAAAGATTGTACTGGTGGAGATTATGCATTTGGTGGGGGTCTTGGAACCGCAAGCGGAACTTTCAAAGATTGTACTGGTGGAGATTATGCATTTGGTGGGGGTCTTGGAACCGCAAGCGGAACTTTCGAAAATTGCATTGGTACATATGCCGCATTTGGCGGGGATCTTGGAACCGCAAGCGGAACTTTCAAAGATTGCATTGGTACATATGCCGCATTTGGCGGGGGTATTGGAACCGCAAGCGGAACTTTCGAAAATTGTACTGGTGGAGATTACGCATTCGGTGGCGATAGTGGAACCGCAAGCGGAATTTTCAAAAATTGTACTGGTGGAGATGGCGCATTTGGTGGCTATGGAACCGCAAGTGGAACTTTCGAAAATTGTACTGGCGGAGATTATGCATTTGGTGGCTATGGAACCGCAAGTGGAACTTTCGAAAATTGTACTGGTGGAGATTATGCGTTTGGCGGGGATATTGGAACCGCAAGCGGAACTTTCAAAGATTGTACTGGTGGAGACGGCGCATTCGGCTATGATGCAAGTGGAACTTTCGAAAATTGTACTAGTGGAAATTATGCATTTGGTTATACTGCAAGTGGAACTTTCAAAGATTGTACTGGTGGAGATGGCGTATTCGGATCTAATGGAACTGCAAGCGGAACTTTCAAAGATTGTACTGGTGGAGATGGCGCATTCGGTGGCGATGGTGGAACCGCAAACGGAATTTTCAAAAATTGCACTGGCGGAGATTATGCATTTGGTGGCTATGGTGGAACCGCAAGCGGAACTTTCAAAGATTGTATTGGAGGAAACGGCTCTTTTAACTTATAATAAATTATGACAATATATACGAAAACACAAAAAAATGTAACCTTTAAAAAAATAAATGTTTCAAAAGGCGAAGACAATAAACCCAAAAGGGAAGAATCTGACCCATCTTCAGAGGAGTCTTCTATTTTAGAAAACCATTACAATAATATAACCGCAAATTTAAATGATTATGAAACTTTAATAAGTTTTGATGTAAATAATATTGAAGATCTTGGTGGTATTTTAAATTATAGAAACTCTAAAGGAGATCATAAACAAGTAAGGTATTAAAATGAGTAATCAAGTATTTCATTTTTCAAATACGGGAATATCATCTGGACAAAGATTTTATCTTAAAGATGATGTGTCTGGTATTTTTTTAAGAAATCTTGTAATTAATTCGGATTTTCCAGTACTTGGTTCAAATTTAGTTTACAATACTGGCAATCAAACTATTAGTGGTATTAAAAATTTCGCGTCTCACCCAACTGTTAATGGAACTGGCGTTCTTTTAAGCGGTGAGGTCGCACAAGCGGATTTAAGTTCGACCGTCCGAACTACTGGAGATCAAACTATTAGTGGTATTAAAAATTTCGCGTCTCACCCAACTGTTAATGGAACTGGCGTTCTTTTAAGCGGTGAAGCAGTTAGAAGCAATGGCACAATCAATACGATGGTAAAACTAACGCAATCTCAATATAATGCTCTTTCACTAAAAGACCCAACAACTTTCTATGTAATTGTAGGCTAATATGTTATTACAAGAAGCCGATAATTTTCTTTTAGGAACTGGAATTGTCAATCGTTTATACATGGGCGAAACACTGGTTTGGCCAGTTCCAAGTGGAAATCTTTGGCAATTTATAGCTAATCCATTTAATAAAACTTTGTTGGGTTTTAGCGTGGTTTATAATAATGGAAATGTATTCGCAAATTGGGGTGACGGAAATGTAAGCGGTATAATTTCTAATACAGGTTATAATCATACTTTTGAATAATAAAGTTTTTATAATTTATTTCATGTGTATATAAATATATGAGATACTTATTAATATTTAGCGTGTTTTTAACTGGGTGTATTTGTTTGAACCCAGATCATAAAAAATCTGCGCCCCCAATTGCTAATACTGGAGAAGTAATTAGTTCGTTAGAAAAAACAAAAACGGAATTAGAAAAAGCTGGCGAGTCAAACACTTTAGTCGGTGAAAAAGTTGACAAAGCGTTGACTCTCGCTGAGCGTTTAGAAAAATTGTTAGAACAAATAGAACAATCAGAACCAAAGATAGTAAAGGACCCAATTAAATGAAAAAATTATTACCATTAATTATATTGCTAGTTTTACCTATAACAAGTTATGGACAATTCTGGAAACCAAAACCCAAAGCAACACCAAAACCTACCCCTGTAGTTGTTGAAAAAACAAAAACACCCGTTCAAGATGCTAAATTAATTATTAAAGAATTGAAAAATGAATTAAATGTCGCTAAAACTGAGAATTCTAAATTAACACAAAGCTTAAATCAAGCACGTTTAGATCTTGATCAAAGTTTTGCAGAAATTGATAAGCTTAATAAAGATATTTCTACTTTAAAAGAATGGGGTGTTGTCCAACAGGCCGAGGCGCAAAAATGGCTTGAAAAATATACAAATGCGATTAAACGATATCATCGTTTGAAATGGATTGCTGCTTTGATAGCTGCTGCTGGTGGCGTTTTATTAGGATTACAAATTATGGGATTCGTACCCCCGCCATATAATTTACTTGTGCCAATTGGTGGCGCTGGACTCTTTGGAGCATTAGTTTGGTTCTTTTTATAAAATTATGAACAAGATAACAGAATACTATGAAAAAACAGTCGCTTGGGTTCAAGCTAACCCTGGTAAGGCTACATTAATTGGAATATTTGCCGCTGGATTATTATTTGGCGCAATATTATTTTAAATGTGGGAGAATGTAAAAAATATTGCTAGCAATGCAGCGGCTTTTTTAAGCTCGAATAAGGTTCCGCCAAATACGCCAATCGAATTACAAAATTCGATGAGGAATGAAAACCATTTTAAATCTAAAAAATTTTTCTTAGCATTTTCTTCCTTTATTGGGCTATTGGGCTTTTATTTATTATCTGTTGCAATTCTTTTTTTATTACCAAGCAAGAATGAATTAATTGCAGGCTACGTAACTATTTTTACAAAAACAGTCGAGATTGTCGCCATAATTGTCGCGTCTTATATTGGTGTCCAAGCGGCTATTGATTTTAAATACGGAAGTTCTTCAAATACAAATTTAGATTCTATTTTAACATCAGAACAAAGAGAAGAAAAAATTATAGAAGAACAAACTATTGTATATGCAGACAAATTTAAAGACGATATCTCATATGCGCCAATAGAATGGGTCTTTGATCAGGAAATTAGGTAGCATGAAAGTTTTACAAAAAGGAGATGTGAATGAGGAAGTCAAACAATGGCAATTGTTTTTACAAAGTGCTGGTTATAAAATTCCATATGTAGATGGAGCTTTTGGCCCTGCAACCGAGAGAGAAACTTTAAAATTTCAAATTAAAAATGGATTAAAACCAGATGGTGTTGTAGGTCCTAAAACATGGAAATTTGTTACAAATATTTCTACGAATACACCGCTTTCTCAAAAGTGGCCGAAACAAGACTATAATAGTATGGTAAATTTTTATGGACCAGTTGGTGAAAATATAACTAGATTAGAAATCCCTTATAAATTAAAACTTGCATGGTCATCCACAACTACATTAACTAAAATTTCGTGCCATGAAAAAGTTGCAAAATCTTTATATACTATATTTGAAAACACATTAAAAACATATGGTGAAAAAGAAATTGTAAAATTAAAACTAGATTTGTTTGGTGGGTGTGTTAATGTGAGAAGAAAAAGAGGCGGTTCGTCTTGGTCGATTCATTCATGGGGTGCGGCTGTTGATTTAGACCCAGATAATAACCAATTAAAAATGGGCAAAGATAAAGCTTCTTTTGGAAAACCAGTTTATAATGATTTTTGGAAAATAGTAGAAGCAGAAGGTTGGACTAGTTTAGGTCGCGCCCGTAATTTTGATTGGATGCACTTTCAAGCAGCTTATTTATAATAAATTATAAAAATGAGTGTAATATATTTATAATAAACAAAATGCCGACTTACGAAGATGAGCCAGTAAAAAATGTTGATCCCCTAACTGGGTTTGACTTGTCTGATTTACTTTTTTCTTTCTCTCGCCCCATCTCCTTGTGCGCCATGGAGTTAGATAAATTCGAAAACAATAAAATTGTTATTAGCAATAAACTCAAAAATGTTGCGCTGTTAGCCGAACAAAGTGTAAATTTACAAATGGATAAAATGAAAGATTTTAAATACTCAATTCGTTTTGATGGTATCATTGTACAAGCAATGGTTTCATCTGATGAAGATAAATATTTAGCAGTCGCCTCGGTTGATCAATTAAAAGAATATCTTCCAAAAAATGTTGATCTTGACGTTAACCGTGATTTAATGGGCGTTGCTTTTGACGCTTTTGTTGTTAATCGTGGAAATAAGAATGGCCATATAATTAGTACAGACGTTGCTTTGGCAATGGTTGAAAATTTTATTAATAAACCATTTAACATCGAACATAATCGTAAAGTTGTAGTTGGTGTCTGTACTGGTTATGGATTTAGTGAATTTGGTAGTAGTAAGCCATTAACTCTTGAGGAAGTAAAAGCAATGAAAGATCCTTTTAATGTTGTTCTTTCTGGTTATGTATGGAAAATTGTAAATCCAGAATTTGCTTCAGAGCTTGTTGAGAGTAGCGATCCATCTTCTAATAAATATTTATCAGTTAGTGCTAGTTGGGAACTTGGGTTTAATGAATTTAATGTTGCTAAAGGTAATAAGAACTTAGCTGATGCAAGTATTATAGAAAATGAAGAAGATATTATAGAACTTAAAGATCGTTTAAAAGTTTTTGGTGGTAATGGTCTTAGTGAAGATGGTGAAATAATTCTTTTAAATCTTCAAGGGAGTGTTCTCCCTTTGGGTATTGGTTTTACAAATACTCCTGCTGCTGAAGTTAGTGGTGTTGTTATTTCTTATGATAAACCACAAGTAGAAAAAGAATCCAAAGCTTCTATGTATGAAGTTAAAGAAGGTTTTGAAGGATGTAATGGGTTTGCTGTTTTAGAAGATGGTGAATTATATAAATGCTTTGAAACTAAAAAAGAAGCCGAAGATTATGTAAAAATGGAACAAGAAGATGATGAAGAAGAAAATGAATTAGAATCTTCTGAAATTAAAATAAATAAAAAAAGTGTCCAAACCGTAAATAAAAATGTAAAAATTAATATGCAACTAAAAAATATTGATGATATTACGGAAGATTCCATGAAAGAAGTTGCTGCTAGTGAAGTTCGTGAATTTATTTCGAACCGCATCGCAGATCTTGCTAAAGAATGGAAATTAAAAGTTGAAGAAAAAGAAACTGCACTACAAGCCGCAGAAGATCAAATTTCTGCATTAAAGGTTGACCTCGAATCAATCAAAGCTGATAGTGATAAAGTAAAAGAAGAATTCAATAAAATTCAAGAAGACCTCAAGGCCAAAGAAATTGAAGCCAATTTTCAACGCAGAATGAGCTTACTTGATGAAGAATTTGATCTTACTGATGAAGATCGTAGTATTATTGCAGAAGATTTAAACGCCATTGAAAACGATGAACAATTCGAAAAATGGTATAAAAAGTTCTCTACATTCGCCGCAGCTAAAAAGAAATCAGCAAAAGCTGAATATAAAAAGGAAGAAATGAAAAAAGAAGAAATGAAAGAAGAAAAAGCTTCCGAAATAGCCGCGACAGAAACTAAAACAGTAGAAGAAGTAATTTCGAGTGCAGAGGTCAAGGAAGAAGTTCTTCCAAATGCTTCCTCTCCTCAAGAAGCAACATTAGTTGAAAAAATTAGTGCTGCTTTCAATAAAAATAGCGTAAAAATTAAATAATAGAAAAATAAATATATGGCAAATTTAAAACCGTTTAGAGATTATGATGAGCACGATGTAATCAACTTATTTGCTGTCAACTCTTCAAGCCTTAATAAAGGTAGTGTTGTTGTAGCTGATGGCAATGGCGTTGATTTTCGTAATCCTTCAATATTAGATAATCTTTCACCTTATTCAAATACGTACTCGGCACAATTTAATGTTCCTTGGACGGTTAGCGCAGCACCTTCTGGAGCTAGCGGAAAAATCGTTGGACTTCTTCTTAAAGATGTTCGTGAAGTTGATGAAAATGGAGAAAGATTAATGCACAATCCACGCAAGGCAGCCGAAATGGATGTTATTATTAGTGGACAAGCATGCCCAATTCTTACAAAAGGTTTAGTTCTCGTTAGCGGTATCTCTGGAGAACCAAACTTTGGTAGTGGCGCAGCTGTTGCTAATAATGGTGGTGGAAATTATAAAGTAGTTGAATATTCACAAAAAACAGTAGGTAAGTTCCTCGGTCCAAAAGATAACGAAGGTTTTGCTTTATTGAAAGTTGAATTATAATAAAAAAAGATAGAAATTTAAAAATATGAAAATACAATTCGAAAAAAATCCAGAACAAATTGAGCTTATCAAAGCTCTTGCTTCTGATAATAAAACTGTTGCTATGGAAGCCCAAGAAGCTTTCGCAGCATTTATAAGTGAAGTTGTACAGCAAGTTCTTTTACAAGCTGGCACAGCATCAATGATTTATCGTGACGTAGAATTTGACGAAGATGACTCACCATCGATTCCTCTCGACTTATACTATGGAATGAATGAAGGCACTATTACTGTTTGGTCACAAACAGTTGGTGGTGGTTTACCAACCAATTTCGTACAAGGTCTTCAAGAAATGAAGATCAATACGTATCGTCTTGACAGTGCTATTTCTATGGACAAACGTTATGTTCGTAGAGCACGTCTTGATGTTGTTGCTGCTGGTTTAGAGCGCATGGCCAATGAACTTCTTGTTAAACAAGAACGTAATGCATGGGCTGTAGTTCTTAAATTGCTTGCTGATGCCACAACACAAGGTAAAAAACACGTATTTAAAACAGGAACAGCTGGTACGTTCCAATTGGACGATATGAACAATCTCTGGACTTTAGTCCGCAGATTAAACGCTGCTTACACAACTGGTACCCCACAAGCTCTTCAAAGCCGTGGATTAACAGATTTATTTGTAAGTCCTGAAATCAAAGCTCAAATTCGCGCATTTGCTTATCAGCCAATGAACACAAGAAGTGGTGGCGGAACAAGTGCTGGTAACGTTGCTCTTCCTGATAGCGTTCGTGAAGAAATCTACCGCTCGGCAGGAACGAGCGAAATCTTTGGTGTAACAATTCATGAATTGTTAGAACTCGGAAAAAGTCGTAAATATAACGACTTATTCCAAAGTTTAGCCGGAGTAACATCATATACTCAATTTGATGGTTCTTCTTCGCCTGGATCTTTCACAAGTTCCTCGCAAGAATTATTGATTGGTGTTGATGCAAGCCGCAATGCGTTCTTACGCCCAGTAGCTATCCAAAGCGAAAGTCGTGGTCAAGTTCAGGTTCTTCCTGATGATCAATTCTTAGCCCGTAGTCAAAAAGTCGGCTTCTATAGTTTTGTAGAAGAAGGCCGCGTGGCTGTTGATGCTCGTGCAGCTGTTGGTTTAATTGTCTAATTAAATTAAATAGTTTAAAAATTAAACCGCCCCTTAATTGGGGCGGTTTTTTTTTAGATTTTTTATAAAATAAAAAATATCATTATTATGAATAATGCTAAAAAGCGTGGGCGTAAACCAAAAATCATGCAAGTCCATGGTAAAGATGAAAATTCTCTTCCTAGTAATATTTCGTCATCTTTAGATGAAATTTTAGGTGAAAAATTATCAATTTATACGGCTAAAAGTACAGATGAATATCGTGGACAATTAGCAGAAATGAATATGACTGATTTACAAGCCCATGCTTATAAGATTGGTTTAATTCCGACACAAGACCGAAAAGTTCTATCTGATAGGCTTGTCAATGAATTTATTAAATGGAATTCTAGATTTCAGTCACCAGATTCTAACGTTAATATTCAATCTATTACAGAATTAGATAATAAAGCACAAAAGATCTTAAGAGAAGGGGCTTAATTTTTGTGTAAATTATCATGTGAGTACTGAAATACAAAATTTAGAAGAATTTTTTAATAATGTATATTTAGATATCGGTGAGCCAAGTGATTATTCTGTATCTAGAGTATCGGCTTGGTTTTTAGATATTTCAAATATAGGTAAATTAAATAATTTAATTGGCACATGTTTTGAAATTAAAGAACTTCAAGATAACCATTGTAACGTTACTGGGTATGAAATTTACCCATATTTTAAATCTGATCAATTAGCTATATATAAAATGCTATTTGATTATGAATATTTCAAAGGCGAGGCTAGAAATGTGGCAAAAAGCTCAGCTACGAAAGGTAGTGATTGGACAGATTTAAGAGAAGGTGATAGTAGTATTAAAAAAATTAATAAGAATGAAATTTCAAAGAATTTAAGAACTATGTCTAGAGACGCAAAAGAAGACTTAGATAAAGCTGTTAAAATGTATCTTAAATATAATGCCATTCCAGATCAAATTGCTGGGGACGATACGGAGGGGGTCACCCATTATATAATTCAAGACTACCAAAGAACATTAAATTAATATGGCAAGTTTAGTTTCAAATTCTGAAAAATTATTATTAAGTAGTGAATTTAATGACCTTCACGATACTTTTTCTAGACTAGTAACTGTTTATAAAACGCCCGAAAGAGTTGTTATCTCTACTGACAACAATTATAATTTTTTATATAATGATCAGGAATCTATCGAAGTAACATACGTTCCAATTAGTGGACAGTTTGATTGTCGTATTGAGTGGCAAGACCCTTCCAAAATGATGGGTTGGGGGGAAATTCGTGAAGAAATTCGCGGAAACCTATGTCGCGTAAAAGCTAAAAAAGACTTTGTAGATTTTATTAGCGATGCAGAGAAAATTGAAATCGATGGTCGCCCAGTACAATCTATGGGCACAAATCGTCCACATGGACTTTTTAATATAGATTTTTATACCCTATTTTTTAAGGAGAGCGAGTAATGGCCGGACAAATTAATAAAAGATTAATTCAAAAAGAAATTTTTAATAATCGAAATGTAAAAAAAATAGTTAGAGACCTTGTGCAACAAGAAGTTGAAAAAGAAAAAGCGTTATTTCGTGCAGAATTTGAATCTCACCCCGTAACTCAAGAATTAGAAGATGGAGAAAATGCATCTAATATTTCTAATACTCTTGGTGGCTATGGTAATTTGTTTTCTTTTTTGGGTTTTAGTAGGGGTACAAATCCTACAACACCCGTAAAAATTTTAATTCAAAAAATTTTATTAGATCGTAATGTCCAGGTAAGTAAAAATGGTTTTAAAATAAAAGTTAATATCCCATCTAAAGATGAATTTGGTGCTGTAACACCTTTACCATGGGAAGGTGGGCGTAGTTGGTTACTAGATGTCGAGCGTGGAATTTCTGGACTTGGTGCATTTTTATATGGACGTTTTACAAGTTCTCGTTCTGGTAGTGGTATTCAAAGTAAATATAATTATTCGAACCGCGTGTTTAGAAATGTAAAATATTTTAGTCAAATGTATAATAAATTTATTAAAAGATTGGGGGTTAAATGAAAGCTACATATATCAATAATTTAATGTCTAGTTTTTATTTATGGCTAGATCATGAAATTTTACATAAGGGAGAAGCTTTTATAAATTATAGTGGGAAACTTTATAACTCACCAGATCCAAATTTTCCAACGAACTCTGTTTATAGCGCGCCATTTCGTCAATGGGTTTATGATAGTAGTATACAAAATTCAAATATTCCTTCTGGTATTTTTCTTAATGGAAATTACATTGCGCGTGGTACAAGTGGATTAAATATTGATTTTAATAAAGGTAGGGCAATTTTAAATAATAATACAAATTCTAATAATGTTACGGTAAATTATAGTTTTAAAGAATATAATATTTATTATACAGATGAACGTGAGGAAAAATTGTTATTTGAAAAAGCATATAACGTAACACCTAAAATAACCCAAATTACTGGAGGGCTAACTTATTTAGATACTCCTTACCCATGTGTTTTTATAAAACATCGCATGGGCGAAAATATACCTTTTGCTTTTGGCGGGGAAGATACCACTCAAACAATAATTAGATGTATTATATTGGCTTCAAATAGTTTTTCATTAGATGGATTAATTTCTATATTAAATGATAGCGCTCGAAAGGTATTTCCAATATTAAATGCGCAAGATTTTCCATTTAATTATCTTGGAGATTTTAAAACGGGAAATAGTTTTAATTATAATGATTTATGTAAAAATCAGCCAGATTATAATTTAGTAAATATTAATAAAGTAACTGTCTCAAAATTAGATGAAATTGATAATTCTAAAATTAATAAAAAATGCGTGGCAGCTATCGTTGATTTTGAGTTAGAAAGCATAAGACAACCCAGAAACTAAAAGAATTTTAGGTGTCTGGAATAGATTAATGATGTAATTATACTTATGCCAAGAAATAGAACAATTTATAACGTGTTGGCTCTCTATGCTAGCCAAGTACCAGCAAGTGGAATGCAAACTGGAATTAATACTGTTAGACAGTTAGGCCGTGTCCAATCTTTTGATGAAGATTTTAGTAGAAATTTCACAGATGTAAACCAATTTGGTAACTTAGCCTCTATTGACCGTATTGAAACAGAGGCGCCCACTGTAAATGCAAGCATGTCTTACTATTTAACAGACGGTCTTAACGAAAGACTTCTTGGTTTAACTGCCGCAACGACCGGCTCTGCATCAAATTCTTCTTGTATTTCTGGGCTATTAACTAAAACCACAGATGAAAAAAATTACTATTTATTAATTGCTGACGAAGGTAACGATGCCGCCGGATATACAAACGCAAGAAGTGGTGTTATTGCTGTTGGTAATGCTTATATTACATCATATAGTGTTAATGCTGCAATTGGTGATATCCCAACTGCGACCGTAGATTTGGAAGCTTTGAATGTTCGTATTTATTCAAATCTTGGAGATGCAAGCGCAACACTTCGTGGTACTCCTTCTCCAGCAGTAGATCCAATTAATGGTCAGCTTTTAACGGGTTCCCGTTTTAGATTGCCACAAGCTTCTGCTGTTACTGGAGTCAATATTCCAACCGCATTACTTCCTGGTGACATTACTTTTACTCCTACTGGTATCTTAGGTTTTGATAATACTGACCTTAAAGTTCAAGATTTTACTTTAACAGTTGACTTAGCAAGAACACCATTACAAAGAATGGGTTCTCGCTTCGCCTTCTCTCGTGAAATCGATTTCCCAGTTACGGCTACATTAGAAATGAATGCTGAAGTTGGTGATATCCAAGGAACTGGAGATTTATCTAGTTTACTTTGCGATCAAAACTTGAACAACTTCACTATTACAATGAGAAGACAAGCTTGTGGTGGTACTGGAACAGCAGCCTTGACATATGAATTTAAAGGCGCTAAACTAACATCGCAAAGCTTTAGCTCTGCAATCGGTGACAATGCCACAATGAGTGCTACATTTGAAGTTCAAGTTGGTAGTGCCCAGCAAACTGATCGTGGTATCTTTATTTCTGGATCTTATGATCCATTCACGGTTGTTGTATAATTAAATATTAAATTATAATTAAATGGGCACCAAAAGGTGCCCATTTTTTTTATAAAGTGTAAAACTTTATAAGGCAAAGGTATTTTAAAGGTATGGATATTGATATTAATAATTTTATAAAAGGTATTATTTCTCGTGATATCAAAAAACTATATTTAAGTTTTTTATATATTCTTGAAGATTTGCGAGATCAACAAAAAATTTCTTATGATGAATACCAACGTTTAAGAAAGCGTGTTTTAGATACTGGCAATGATTCCTATAGAAATATAGAAGAACAGTTAAATAATTTTGATTTAGTATTAAATAAAAAATAACATAATTATATGAATAAATGGCTATACGAATTTAAATCTTTTGAAATTGTAAAAAAAGATGACGGATCAACTAATAAAATTGAACACAATTTTGCCCTATTAAAACCAAATAGAAGAATGCGTGAAGAGGCTGATTTATTTTATGCAGCTGAAACATCAAGATTTGCAAAAGCTGGAGTATTGCCTAAAGCCGCATGGAATACTATTTTATCAAATGGCGGTGGAAGTATCAGCGAAAATGATCGTGAAGTTTACGGTCAATTATTATTAAAATTTAGAGATTTATCATTTGAATTACAATCTATTTTAATTAAAGGCGAATCTGAAAAAAGCGAAAAAGAGAAAGCTCGTGTTGATGAACTTACTTCTGAATTGGAAGATATTAGAAAAGAAATTCATTCATTTGAAACTTCTCAAATATCCATTTTTGAAAATACAGCTGAAGCAAAAGCAAGAAATCGTGCAATTTTATGGTGGATATTACATATCGCTTATCAAAAAAATGATCAAGAATATTTACCAATTTTTAATGGAGAATCCTTTTCTGACAAATTATCTATGTATGATAATTATGAAGATAATGAAGATAAATATGAATTTATTCTTGGCGTAATTCGCAGAATTACTTATTTAATTACTCTATGGTTTTTAGGTAGAGCTGAGTCAGAGGACGATTTTAAAAATTACGACAAGGCATTTTTAAAAGATACAGAAGAGCCTTCTGAAAGTAAAAAAGAAGAAGAGCCATTACAAGAAGTAAATAATATACAAGAAATCGTAGAAATAAAGCCTGAATAATGTGCAAGAGCATAGCGAATATGGTAAAATATATAGTGAAATTAGCAAAGGTTTTTCACAGGCAGAAATTAATAATCAGATAATTTATTTTAAACATCCCACTATAGCCGAACATTTTGAAAATTACGCTAGTTATGATTTATTAGCTAAAATTGGTAAAAGTAAAGGCCTATCTTCTGAATCTGAAATTATTGACGAGGCTATCAATGGAGGTTGGTGGTCACGACAAAAAGAAAGTCAAATTTCCTTATTAGAAAAAACTATATCTAATTTAATAAAAACAAAAGAAAAATTACAATTCCTTTCACAAAAAAAGGATATCGATAGCCAAATTTTAAAAAATAAGGCTATTCTAATGAGTTATAATAAAGAAAGAAGGGATATTATCAGTTATAGTCTAGAAGATTTTATTAACAATAGGTTGACTGAACAATTATTAATATTTTTTACATATCAAGATTGCGAATGTAAAAATAAATTTTTTAAAGATATAAAAGATTATTATGAGAATAATGAAGATATAATAGAAAAAATTAAAAATACTTATTTTAATTATTCTTCTTTTTTGAATGAAAGAAATATTAAAATGACAGCTTCTTGTGGATTTTTTCAAAATTTAATTTATTTAAGCGAATCATCTTATGAATTTTGGGGTAGACCTACCGTTCAATGTTCGAAATATCAAATTGATTTATTATTATATGGTAAAATGTATAAACAAATTATTAAAAATTATGCAGAAGACGGTAAACCAATAAATGAAGAGGTGCTTTATAATCCAGAAAAATTTGTAGATTGGGTTGAAAATAAACAGGGTGGTAATACGGTAAAAAACCAAAAAACAGATAAAAGTAATGCCGTTAGTAGTTATGTTGGGGCGACACGCGAAGATTTAAAAGAATTAGGTGTAAAAGTGGAAAAAATTAAAGGCAAAAGCCTATTACAGATGGTAGAAGAAAAAGGCGGTACTCTAGAAAAATCTGACTATTTAAATGCGCGTATAAATAATTAATTAGTGTAAATAATTATATTACAAGGATTAAGGATAATTTATGGCTGCAATTAATTTAGATATTGGCGGTAATACTAGGCGTTTAGACAGGGATATACAAAAAACTGTCAATAAGGTCTATTCTATAAATCTTAAAACCAAAGGAGACCAACCTTTGGGACGTATTACTGGCAAAGTAAATGAATTTAATAAATCGTTAGATGCGTCTAACGCTCGTGTTATTGCGTTCGGTGCTAGTGCTGGGATTATATTTGGTTTAGAAAGAGCTTTTGGTGCATTAGTTAGATCCACGATAGAAGTTCAAAAATCACTCCAGGATATTAATGTTATTCTAAATGTTTCTAGCGAGCAGTTACAAAAATTCGGATCTGGACTTTTTAGTATCGCTCGTAATACTGGACAGTCATTTCAAGAAGTTGCTAAAGCAGCAACTGAATTTTCTCGTCAAGGGTTAGGGGTCACAGAAACTTTAAAAAGAACTAATGAAGCCCTTATCCTTGCACGTTTAAGTGGTTTAGATACAGCCGCGAGTGTAGAAACTTTAACTGCTGCTGTTAACTCCTTTGCAGACCAAGCAGTTACAGCGACAGAAGTTGTAAACAAATTTGCCACAGTTGACGCTGCTTTTGCTGTGAGTTCGGCAGATCTAGCAGATGCTATTTCGCGTGTTGGTAGCAGTGCTGCACAATCTGGTGTTAGTTTAAATGAACTTATTGCTATTGTTACATCTGCTCAACAAACTACTGCTCGTGGTGGTGCTGTAATTGGTAACTCATTTAAAACAATTTTTACGAGACTGCAAAGAGAAAAAGTTGTAGATCTTTTAGAAAGTTTGGGAATTAGTAACACAGACGCGAATGGTCAAGTAAAATCTACAATTCAACTTTTAACAGATCTTGGTAAAGTTTATGATACATTAGGTTCTCAACAGCAAGCTTATGTTGCCGAACAGGTTGGTGGCGTTTTCCAAATTAACATTTTAAAAGCTGCTCTTGCTGATTTAGGAAAAGAGTTCTCAATATATAATAGCGCATTAAAAGTTTCTGCTGGTGCAACAGACCAAGCTCTTCGTCGTAATGAGGAATTAAATAAATCTTATGCAGCACAAATTAACGCATTACAAGAAAATGCCAGACAACTTGCGGCAGCCGGAGGAGAAAGATTATTAGGGCCATCAATTGATCGCCTTGTTGGTGGAACTAATGCAATTTTAGGTGGTATAAATGAAGGAGATGGTCAAGGCATCGGTGCTCAATTAGGTAAAGGAATCATTGATGGCCTTGGCCAATTTATAGCTGGCCCAGGTCTTGTTTTAATTGGCGGCGTATTATTAAAATTATTTAGCGATCTGAGCAAATTTGCTACAGGAAGTTTTCAACAATTATTAGGTTTAAATACAGCGGCAACACAGCAAAAAGATTTACAACAAAGTATTACTCAAATTTTATCAAAAAATCCAGATCTTTTAAAATTAGCATTACAGGGAACAGAGGGGCTCAATACAGCCGCTAACGCTTTACTAGCAAATTTAAAAAATCAAACTGTAGAATTACAAAATCAAGAAAAAGTAGCAGCAAGAATTGCAAAAGCATTTGCGACACAAGCTGGCGTACGTGTTGCCGGTGGGATACCAGTTGTCCCAACTGGAAAAAGTGGTAAAGCCGCTGGTTACATTCCAAATTTTGCAGAAGAATTACAAGCTAAAGAACTTGGTGCAAAATCTAATGTTAAAGCTGTTCGCGGCATAGGTAAAATTGGTGGAAAGCCTTTTGAAGCTAATAATCAAGAATTTCAATTAAGAAATTTTGCAGGAACTGGCGAAACCGCAGTTATTCCAAAATATGGAAATGGAATAAAAGAAGCTGCTCAAATGATTGCGCGTGGCGAAAGCGGTTCAGTTTTAGACAAAAGTGATAGAAATAAAGCGATGGGTTTTGTTCCAAATTTTGCGACTGTTGATACTGTCGCAAATTTACAAAAACAGGCGTCAAAATCAGCTGGATTATTAAATCAATTATATAATGTTGGGGATCTAAAAGATAAAGGTATTCGTGATGAATATTTCAGACCCACAATAAAACGAGTTGCTTTACAAAAAAACGTATCTCAATATACTAAAGAGGCTGATAGTTATATTAAAAATGCTAGAGAAAAAGCTTCTTCTAATCCGTCTTCTATTAATAAAGTATTTCAAAATTTAAAATATGGTGGTATTCCAATTTACAAATTTACAGATAAAATTAAACCAGAAACTTTACTTGACCCTAAAAAAGATCGTTTTAATAATACTAATATTAAAGGAGCAATGGGAGAAATTGACTCTCAAAAGCGTTTTGGATCGGGTCGTCGTACAGCAGAAAAACAAGGAGATTTGTTCGGTGCCGATTTTGTTGTTAAAAAACAAGGTGGAAATTATTTAGTAGAATCAAAAATAACACAAAGAAAAATTCCTGATAATATCCTTATTGCAAAAGCTTTGCAATATGAGGGTAAAACAGCTGGAGGTAAATATAAAAATAGAACAATAGATGAAGTTAAATTAAAAAATATTATTTTATCTTA